AATTTTAAAACTATATAAGGATACAGATATCGACTAACACACTCTCTTAACCCCACAAGAGCGCCGCACAGTTTTCGACCTGCAATCGACTGTGCGGTTTTACTTTAAGAGTTATAGTTTCTTGCTAGTTTGATTAATACTGCGGCAAGACCAATTTCTGGATCGACTAATGCCACATCATCTACTAGACCCTGTTTAATGATCAATACTGCTGAGTCTTTTTGTTCTTCAGTACTACCTAACAAATCCAAGTTTTGATATAACCATGTATAGATTTCTGGAATCTCTTCAGGACGAGCACGGCCGCATAGCAATTTACGTGCTTCATGAATTCGACCCTTCTTAAACAATTCAACCATTTCGATCTTATAATCACTGCTGCCGTTGTCACCTGCTGTGGGACTTGTTAAGAATCCGCCGTCGGTGATATTCTGTTGTACAAGATTGATACACTTACGAAGATCTGGATAACTTAATTTAACATAGGTATCTAATGTATCAAGATCAAACTCGATACCTTCGGTTACTAGAATTGTAGCAACACGGGCAGTAAATTCTGTTTGATCAGTCTTATCGACGTGAAACCCTTGGCAACGACTAAGTAGTGCTGGGATAATCTTGTTAGGATAGTTACAGGTTAAAATAAATCTTGCTGTGCCAGAATATGTTTCCATCAATCCACGCAAAATAGCCTGCGAGTTCAATGACAAATAATCCGCCTCATCTAACAATACTACCTTAAACGGGCCAAACGGAATCATTTGAACAAAGTTCGTGATCTTATTGCGAACAGTATCGACGTCATTTTCACGCGACGCATTAATTTCTAATACATCGAACTCTTCGATGCCTAATTCGTTCATCAATACTTTAGCAAGCGTAGTTTTGCCGATACCTGCACTACCACTCAAAAGCAAGTGGGGAATACTGCCTTCTTTAATCCAAGATTTTACTTGACGCTTTTGCGCCTCGTCTTTGAAAACATATTCTTCGATAGTTTTCGGTCTATATCGTTCAGTCCAGAGTTCTTTTGCCATTTTAATTTCCGTAATTGGGATCAGTGCCTTCACCAGACTCTAATCCATTGATAATTTCTTGTGCTTTCTCGACGAGCCATGCGTAGTTATATTCTTGATCTACGCTGTCGAGATAATTTTCAATAACATCTGCTAATTCAAATGCTTGCATTATTCTTCATCCTCTAGATATTCACATGCACCAGTTCCACGATTAATGTCTTTGGCAATTTCGTAGCCCCAGTCGTAGTTGTTATCGTAGGCTTCTTTCCACTCGGGTGTATCTTCGTCGGCATCAATATAACCTTCTAGTGCATAGGCCCACCATTGTGCAAATTCATCTTCTTCAATGGAGTTGATATCGACTACTCCGGGCTTTTCAAGAATTTCACGAACAATGTCGATACTGACACCTTCGCCAACATATTCTTCTAATGCTTCGTCAGTTAATTCTAACAGAACATTAGACATTATTCATCTTCCTCGAAATCAACCACATTGCCTTCTGGATCTGCACAGATAATTCGTACAGTTTCACCATCTTTGTTTTTAATTTCAATAGGCCCCCAGATCCACCAGTGAGTATCGCCTTGCTGCCAACCTTGTTCTTCTAGATCGTAGGCTGTATGATCTTCAAGGAACTCACGAATTTCTTCTTCCTCGTCTTCTTCTAATCCTTCGATTTCGATATCATACCAGCAACCACCGTCAAACATTTCGTTAAGTTCAACGCTTTCGATATTATTAACTTCACAGTCTAACATATCGATGCTGTCTTTCTTGCCATCTCCGCCAGGTACAAATGTAAATTCAAACTGGGGAGGATTATCGTCTGAGGTTTCTACAATCCATTCGCCATAACGGAAACCGTTAGTGACAGTAACTACACCATCGCCTTCTTGTTGGTGATATGACTCAACTTCTTGACAAGACTTTTTATAATATGTACTAACGGTCCAAGTTGCCATGATATTCTCCTTAGTTGTCCAAATCCATCGAATTCCACTCTTTGATCACAGCAACGAGTTCTTCCTCTGTGTTACAAAGAGTTTTAACAGCGGCCCAATCGTCTTTCTTATTGCGACCACTGACTTCTACCATCCAACCGTTGTCGTAACGATTGAGGGTGATGTTTTCATTTACTTTTGCTAATTTACCTAGTTTATTTGCCATTATACTAACTCCTCTAAAATACCTAAAAATTCTGCCGAAATTAATAACAATCCGGCTGCTGAATAATCTCCTCGAAACAATGCTATACCTGCTATAATGCGTATTCCACTCTTTACAAGGCTAACATAAAAATGTCTCTTGCTGGGATCCATGGGTTGGATTTTAAATAGTGGCGGACGCATAGGGCATCGTCCTTGATTCCAGTCACAATCTGGACTATATTGGTTGTGACAAACATTACATTTATCCACGCAAACTCTCCATAGTGATAATCTTTGCCAAACTTTCACCCATATCTTGCTCATGAGTAATGATATGTAGTTGTTGTAAATTGCGATCCTTGGATTCATCGTAGCGCATAGTTTCAACAATAGTTCCACCATTAGCACGATATACACTCATACGAAGTGGGTTACCTTCTAATCTATGTTCGACTTCATCTCCTCTTACAGCACGGTTAGGAGCTTCTGCCTCATAAGCTCGTTTGCCGATATTAACCAGCCATCGTTTAAAAAAGTTCATTTTCTTTTCCTTTGGTTCTTCGTCCCAGCCTAGTGAAGTCACTGGTTTTACTGTTCCTATGTATCGTTTTCTATTACCGCTACTAAGTTTTGCGGATGTTGCGTACATACTACCTTGACTCATTTTTTTGTCCTTTCTGCTTCTGCTACACGCTTGCGTAGACTTGAGCTACTAAATGAATGATCTCGTCCGTTATAGACAATTTCGATTCCACGGTCATAGCAAATGTCTCTACCTGTAAATTCTTTGTCTGCGTACTCTATACCTAATATTCTAACATCTATCGGCAATGTGAGCAAGATGTCGCATAGGTCTTTTTCGGTTTGATAAACAACTATTTCATCCACATAGCGAACTGCGGCAAGTTGAATTTGCCGTTCTACAATACTTTGAACTGGCGGATTTTTACTATCTGGTCTATCAATACTAGCATCCGTTTGTAAACCAGCAATCAAATAATCACAATGGTTTTTAACTTCGGCCAACATGGCAATATGTCCTGCATGTAGTAAATCGAACTGGCTAAACACAATACCAATCTTTTTTCCATCTGCTTTGAGTGCTTTAACTTTATTAAATATCATCTTTGAGAATCTTTACAACTTTTCTTTTTTCTTGTTCTTTTAACCAATCAGATTCAGTCGTACCAAAATCTGGACAACGACGAATAGCATCGTCCAGAATTTCTTTTAATTGATAAAGGTCTTGTTTAACATACCAACCGGTAAATCCGTCAGTATGTGGACTTCGGCAAGTATATGCCGCTGAATTGATTTGTTGCGCTATGCTGGCAACTTCTAAAGGTTTCTTAAATCCCATACTAGATAATAGCATGGGAGTTAATCTATGTCAATACTTAAACACCTTGACTGCGATAAATATCGCTGGGTTTTTCGTCCGCAATCATCATCATGGCAGCGACATCGGCTTTTTGAAGTTTGGTAATAGATCCATCTTCATTTTCATACTCTGCTGCACGGCTCCAGCGGCCGTGTTCCATAAGAACCCAATCGCCTACTTTAACATCAGTTTGGTCCGGACCTACTGCCCAAACTCGACCCCAACGAGGTTTGATACCTTGTACTTTACCGTCATCACTTTTTACAATAATGCCACTTTTGGTTTTTTCATCACCAAATTCCATATCGGATAGTATTACACCGTTGCCTAATGGTCTTAATGTTCCTGTTACTTTCATTTATTCCTCGACTTTTTTACTTGATTTTGTTGGTGCAATTACAGCTGGCGGCTCGTTGACTGGTGCGGGTGCAACAACTTCTTCAACTACCGGCTGTATGTTTGTAGCTACTGCTGTTTTTTTAGGAGGTGTGTCGTAATATGATGATACAACATCCTCTCGTCTTTTAATAATCTTTCCACCCGGGCCAATTTGGTCTCCGCGAGCATTAACCTTGACATTGCTTACTGCCTGTGTTAACTCATTTTGCTTTGCCAGCTTGCCCATATCGACCATTTTACCTTGTGCTGATCTGTATAATGTCATTTTAATCTCCTTTTAAAAACTCTTTAATATCGAGTTCATATTTAATACTATCAATTTTATGGATGCCAATTAGATATAAAACGTAACTGGCTACACTACTGCCACGTCCTACACCCCACAGGATATTATTTTCCCTCATGGTGTCTACTAAGTATTTACAATAGTAAAGAACGTCAATCATGTTATGTTGAATAAACAGTTTGAGTTCT